GTAAAGAAATCAATAACAGTCGCAGAATTTAAGTTTGAAAAACCACCCCCAATTCTTACTGTATTATTAGTATCATCATCAATCCCAGCCCCTATTAAACACACTGGTTCTTCAGAACCATTGTTGTAATGCAGAATAGATAAAGCACTAGACTTTGAAGCATCATCAGTAGCACTTCTGCCAATAACTATTGATCTATTATTGTTGCCCGAAGTATCAAGACACAGCAAACCACCTTCAAAAGTATCACCTGAACCAATGGAAACTTGGCCAGTGTCCTTTATTTTCATTAGAGAAGAAAAACTACTGCTTTGATATTTACCTATACTCAGACACCAACCACTGCCGTCAGTATCAAAATAAATATTGCCTCGTTCAGGTGATGATGAAGTGCCTGCATTAAAACCAACCTGTCCTGTAGCTGATTGAACTCCCAAAATGCCGCTGGGCGATATGGTGGATATTCCAACACCACCAGAACCATTAAAAAACATCTCCTTTCTAGTGTCTGTGACATTTAAAATAGCCATACCTGTACCAGCAGAGTGTTCAAAAGCATAAGTGTCAAAACCACTTCTGCTTATCTGTATTCCATTGCCTGTGCTAGCAATATCGAGGTTTGCACTACTTGGCGTTTTACCGATTCCTACTTGCCCAGAACTATCAATACGCATCCGCTCAGTTACAGTAGCTGCTCCGTCTGATGTGGTGTGGAATGTTAGTCTGCCAGGAGCGTCATTTTCTCCAGGTGTACCATCTATTTTAGCCATTATTCTAGCTACTTGTGTTTGGTAATTAGTACCATCGTCCATTTTAAAATCAATAGTGCCTATAGTGTCATTACTTTGTACTATAGTATTAGAGCCAGGAGTTCCGTTTCTTGACTTGACAAAAAATAATGTTGAAGAAGCACTATCATCCGAAAATCTATTTAAAGAAAAAGAACTGCTAGAAGCAGAAGTCCCTATAACTTGAGAAAAAGGGTTTTGCCCAGCAGCAGCAGTAATAGTTGTAGTGCCACCAATTAATAATCTACCAGAAGCATCGAACTGAGCTCTTTGACTGCCTCCTGTATGAAATTGTATTGTTTCAGTGCCAAACTCTGCATTTGCATCAGCAGTTAATATAAGTGAACCGCTAAGACCAGCTATGGTTGCATCGTAATTATTATCGGTATCTGTAAAAGTTATGGTAGGAGTGGCTTCTGAAATTGTAATATCCCCACCAAAAGTTGCAGCACCACCTACAGCTAATGTAGATGCCATATCTACAGCACCATCTATGTCCACTACATCTAGATTAGTTGTGCCGTCTACATCTATATCACCAGATATATCTAATGCTGTACCGATAAGAGTTTGTGAGAATGTTACTTGACCGTTGGAGGCAATAGTCATAGCATCGACATCTGAAGCAGACCCTATGGTTTTACCATCACCTATAATGAGATCATCTGTTAAGGTAACTATACCTGTTACCCCCAAAGTACCACTGAATGTTGCGTTTTGTGCAAAAGTTGCTTGTTGACTTGAGTTTATAGTTATAGCTGGTGTGGTTCCTACTGTTGAACCTAAACCAATAACTAAAGCATCTGCTGAATCATCAAGACCCATATAATAATCTTGTGCATTGCCATCAAAGACTAATTTTGTATCTTCAGCCCCAGCATCACCAATGGTCAAACTAGGATTGGTTCCTTTAATGACCACGGCACCACCAAAATCAACTTGCCCCATATCCACAGCTGTGCCGGACAAACTAAAAATTGTATCGACACTGTCTAGATTATTGTTAAGTTTTGTCCCCCATGTGTCGGTACTTGCTCCTACCTCTGGTTTTGTAAGGTTTAAATTTGTTGTAAATGTATCTGCCATAATCTCTCTCTATGCTGCTGTTTGGTCATCAAGTTCAGTCCAAGTAGTAGCTGGATTGTCTTGATTGCTCCAAGTCGTACTATTTGCTGTTGTGTCTGTCCATGTGGTAAAAGGATTACTTACATCAGTCCAATCTGTGCTTTTAGATTGCTCTGACCACGAGGGTGTAGTTACAACACTATCTTCCCATTTTAAACCTCCATCAGCAATAAATCCACTGCTTTGTGCAATAGTCGCAGCTCCTAAATCAACTTGCCTACCAATTGCAGTAGCAGAACTTACACCAGTTATTGTACTAGCACCAATAAAAGTAAATCTGCCAACCGCAGTCATGTCCGAAATAACTGGTCCTACAGATGCCCCCAAATCAATCTGGTGCCCAGTCGCAGTCATGTTTGATGTTGCTGCTGGGACACTCGCACCACGAAGTATGCGAATACCAGCACCCGTCATGCTTGAGGTTTGTGCTAGGGTTGCTGCCCCTAAATCAATTTGTACACCAGCAGCAGTGACACTAGAGGTTGCTGCAATGGTTGCTGCTCCACGATCTATTTGTGTGCCTACAGCAGTGGCAGCAGAGGTCTGTGCGATAGTTGCCGCACCAAAATGATAGACAGGGGTACCCCAACGGTTCCTCCCGTATTTACTAAAACCGTAGCCTACTGAGGCCATAGTATTATGCTAAGGTGATGTCAATATCACCAGCATCAAAACGGAAAACATCTCCTGTAGAAACTGTTTTGTTTGCAGTTAAGCTGGCATAGGCAAGTAAGTTGCCACTTGAAGAAGCATCAAAAATACCCACAGCAACTACAGTGCCATAGTCACCTGTAGCAGTTGGGTACTCAATCGCAGCAGCATTGGTTGCGGTGGTTGGGTTAGTGCCAGACACATTGAAAGTTGCGGTTTGTCGAGCATAACTACCACCAGAGACTTCAGTACCACCACCAGTATCACTGGGGGCTGAAGTATATAGTGCTACATGCAAACTTGATGGTGCTGTAAAAGAAGTGCCACCAAACACATGATCTAAAACTTTGTCCTCTAAATAATCACTGAATCCCGCCATAATTTACTCCTAATTGTTTTTCATATAATAATTGTGTTTTTTTGCTTTGCCATAACTGCGACGCCTGGGTATCAAACTACCTTTACCAAATGCAGCACTTTCTTGTTGTAAACGCATATCTTCCACGGCTCTTTCAAACGCATTATCTAATAATGGTAGTCTTTCATCTTCCATAAGAAAAACCGAAGCATGGCGTAAAGCACCATATAAGTAAACATCGGGGTGGGTAGTAGAAACAAAATTAGTAGTATTACTATCAGACAAAGGTGTAATTTTGCCGTAGTAAGTAAGTTGTAATGTGTAACTGGTATCGGGTGTTGGTGATAATTCTATGGTGTCGTCAACCAAGGCAAAATATAAAGGTTGATTGGCTTCATTGTTGTTTGCTCTACGGTGCACATCTAAAGATTCAATCGACATCTGCATTAGTGGTCGAAACTTGCCTGAAGTTACCTCTATATTGATGGCTTCTAACCAATCACTGGGTAGAGCAAGATATTGACTATCTGCGGTTGCAGTAGCCCGTTTTACCATTTCTTTGACTCGCAGTTTGCGGTTTAGTTCTGCTTCTGTTTGGTCAATAAAAATATCAAGTTCATTAGTCAAATCAGACCTATTGAGATAACTTGCTATATTAGTTTTCAGTTCACTATATGTCATATCTTACCTTTCCAAACACGAAAGTATTTATTATCAGGATTGTTCAACCATTTGCGTAAAGCTTGCTTATCTCGGATTGAACCATCTCTGACCATTTGTTGATATATTACCATAGGTATCTCGGCAACATGCCTAAATTCTTTACCAGGTTTTAGTTCACTTAAATTTTTACAAAGGTCCAGCACTGGTCTGACATTTTGTTTGGTGTGATAAATAAACTTGTCATCTTCGGTAGCAAAGATGTTAGTCATATTTTTTGAGGTATCTATTATGGTTTTTGTTGCCATTTCAAAGGGGGGCTAAACGCCCCCCACCAGGTTAATTATTAACCAGCATCAGTAGATGAAACTTTAACATCTGCAACGATACCGTGTGCAGCTTCATTTCTCATCTCTAATCCATATTCAACTATGATTTGCTTAGTTTCTGCGTCACCAATTTTTGCAATATCTTGAGTTGTGAAATCTCTCAAGTATGCAACTGCGGCAAACTCAGGGTCAAGCAAGTGGACTGCTTGTTCTCTACTTCTGTTTGAAGGGACAACTTGCAATTCACCAAAATCACCAGAATAAATAGAAACAGAAGCTTCTACAGTATTCGCATCAACGAACTGTCTAGCTTGTGCTCTACCAGTAAAACCAGAAATAACACCTTTGTTATATGGTCCTACTAAAAGGATTGATGGCTCTGCACCAGATGAGAAACACTGTTGTTGAACATCTTTGACCATTGCTTCAGTCAAATCTCTTCGTGTTCCATTAGTTCTAGCAGCAGAACTTGAACCATTTGCACCATCAGATGCTTTATTGACATTGGTTGCATACCAAGTCTCTAAAGAACGAGTCTGACGAGCAGCAGAAGCTGAACCTGTTACTTTGGCTATATTCTGTGTCAAGGCTTCTTCCATATCACGCTTGAGGGCTTTTGCCATCAACGCAAGTTGGTGTGCCATTTCAGAATTTTTACCAGCAGCATCAGATGCTTCTTGGGTTCCGGTTACGGTTGCATCTCTTGATGAGATCATACATACATTAGACTGTCTTACAGTAGCAGTAGCTGTTGCTCTGCTAAGCTCATCTCCTTCTAATTTTCCTGTTGAGGAAGGTGTAGGTAGAGATTCTGTCTGCCAGTCAAATTGCACATTAGAAACATTTGTTCTTCCGACACTGGAAAGAAAAGGTGTTTGCATAGGTGAAATATTATAAATAATGTCACTTAGCTCTTCTCTATTCGCAGTTGCTTCGTAAGAATCAAACGCATTTGTTACGATTGCCATAATTTACTCCTTAAATTATTTAAACATATTTTCAAAAACCTTTGCCGCATCACGGGTTTTACCGGTTTTGGCAAGGCGTTGTTTTGCTTTCTTCTCAGCAGTCATAGATTTTTTGCGGTTCGTTGTACCAGGTCTTGCAACACGAGCTTTTGCTTTTTCAGTTGGTTTTTTCTTCACTGCTTGTTGAGTTTTAGAATTCAACCAAGCATTGCGTAAACCAAGCAAAGCACGATAATCATAGACAGCATCCATTTCTTGCGGTGAATAACCTAAGACATTGATGCCATATTCACGAATTGCTGCTTTCTCCTTTTCAGCAGTTGCAGCATTTTGCCATTCTGGGATTATTTCCAACAACTTTTGCTGTCCTTCTTGCACAAAAGCAACCAGTTTTTCTTGCTGCTTAGCAGCTTCTTCCTGTTGCAATCTTTGTTGTTCAGCCTGCACAGCTTGTAAGCGTTGTTGTTTGTCATCCCAAAGTTGCTTTTCACGAACATAACCCACAGGGTCGTCCTGAAATAGTTGGTCCCAATCTGGTTCGTTTGCCAGCTCGCCGTTAATTTGGGCTTCCATCTTTGGTAATAACTGAGAATAAATCGCATCTCTTTGCTGTAACTCACGAGTTTGTTCTTCCAAAGTTTTCTTTTGGTTAGAAATCTCTTGAGTTTTGCGTGTGTAATCTTGCTGACGAGAATACCCGTTTTGGAGTTCTTCGAGCGTAACCTCTATAGTTTGCCCATCTACTTTTACTTGGTAGAGTGGTGGTTGCTCGGGCTCTTCCTCAATATCTTGTTGTTCTTCGTCTTCGATTTCTTCGGCTACAAGTTCTTCTGCTTCTTCAGTATCAGCAAGTTCTTCAACTTCTTCTTCTGCTTCTACAAGTTCTTCTGTAGCAACTTCTTCTACTTCTGCTTCTTCAGTAGTTTCAACCTTATCCTCACTGGGGGCCAAAAAACTTTCAAACGCAGCAGTAGCTAACTCTCCGTCAGATTTTAATGCAGTCGGTTTATCCGGTGTTGCCATGATTTATACTCCTATATAAATTTATGCTTATATAATATATGAATTTGGGGTAAAAATAAAAGAATTATTACAGAGTTTTGAGTCTGTTTATGTGTGTTTTGGTAAGTTTGCCTTTTTCAGCCATGATGCGTAAATGCTTTTCAATCTCTGGTATTAACAAAATAACTCTATGCAAATCTTCTCGTATAGTGACATCTTCGATTTTGCGTGAGTTTAACCAAAAATTTATGTATTCATTCTTGAGATTTTCTATGACCTCTTGGAAAACTTCTGAGTCTAGTATTTGCTCTGCTTGTTGAGCTTTGAAAACATCTTGATCGGTAGGCATTACATAAAGAGGTTTGTGGGCATACCCATTCTGCCATCTCTAATTGGTTGCACAATCTCGTTCAGTAATGCGGAGGGTGGTGCTAGTTGTGGTGCCAATAAACTGAGGGGCAATTCAGGGCCACCCATAACTGGCCCACCCATGTTTGGTGGTTCCACAAAACTTGGTGGTAGAACACTGGTTATAGGACCTTGTAAAAAACTCATTGGTGGTGCTGAAACCATAGGGTCGCCTTTACCAATAGGTGGTAATTCTCTTGGTGGCAAACCATCAAAAGGTGGTAACACTGGTGGGGCATCAATAGGTGGCTCCATTGGTGGTAATGGTGGTATGCCATCATTAATTGGTGGTTGTGGAGGCAGTGGTGTAAATATCGGTGGTGGTGCTATTGGGGGTGGTGCTATTGGCACTCCCATAGGTTGAGCAACACTAAAAGTCATACCAGGTGCTACTATTTGTTCAAAGGGTATGCCGCCTGCAATCTGTTGTGCGTAAGCTTGACCTGTAGCTACCGGTCCGGCCATTCCTGCTAAATTCATGCCTGGTATTGTTGCCATAAATATTTATTCTACCTTATGATTATATGTGATGCCACTCTTTGCCTTCAAATAATAATGCTTCGGCTTCTCGCCTTCTAATAAGACCTTCTGAAACCTTACCAGCACTTTTATTCCAACGCTTTATTTGTGCTGGTACATCTGCTTTTTTATTGTCATTCAAAACTTTTAACATCGTTGATTTATTAAGATTTGTCGGACCTAAATTGTAAGTCCATGATACTAAAGCATCATACTCATTTTGCTCAAGTGGCACAGTAACAGCAGATGTTACATACTCACCATATTCAATTAGCTCTTCATCTAACCACTTTTCTGCTTGTTCTTGGGTGCAAGTGTCAAACTCTTTGACATCTTTAGTTCTGCCATACGCCAAAGTCCACACCCCAGCCGAACATTTGTATGCGGTCAATTTACAACCCTCAAACTTTTTTATTAACTCTTTACCTTCCTCTGATATTTGCATGTTACTCTCCTTTGTCACTGGTATGTGACGCCCCAAAATAGAACGAAATAATTGCACTTGCTAAACCTCCTAGATAACCAAGCACTAAGTTTATCAGTGCTTCTGAGTTTTGTTCAGGTGGTTGTAGTGTTACCAAAAAAATGTAACCTAAAAAACCACCGATTGTAACCAAACCAATTATTCTGGCAGTCCAATCTTTAGAAAACATACTACGAGCATGTTGTTTTTCTTCGGTTTCTAGTTTGTAAACATCTACCTCTAACTCTTTCATTTGTAATTCAAAGTCTTGTTCAGCTTGTTTGAGTTCAAGCATTTGTTCAGGGGTAGCATTTTGCACTGCATTTTGTATAGCTTTTGGATTATTTGCACACCCAAGAACATCAGCAATCATACTGCCTGCTATGTTCCCCATTGGACCGCCCAAAGCAGTTCCGAGTGAAGGTGCAACTGCACCTACTAAGTTTTTAATTATTTTTTTCATAGTATTGTATATATATTTAGTTTTTTACTTTTACCCTTAACCTCTATGGGTGGTAGTAATTTTAACTCAAAATCTATACCTTTTTTAGTATTTTCACCAATTAAAATATCTGTCCCAACACTTTTTGTTGCTGATTCTAACCTTGCAGCAACATTTACTGCATCACCTATTGCAGTATAGTCAAACCTAGTTGCACTGCCCATATTGCCGATAACTGCAAAACCAGTGTTGGTTCCCACACCTATTTCAATATCTAGGCCTGCTGCCTTGATATTTTCTTGTATGGTCTGTGCACAACGAATAGCAGCTGCCTCATGGTTTGGTAAATCGAGTGGAGCATTGAATATTGCCATCATCGCATCACCAATATATTTATCAACCATGCCACCGTATTGTTTTACTGCATCAGCTTGTATTGTTAAAGCTTGATTCATAATTGCAGTCACTTGCTCTGGTTCTAAAGTTTCAGACAAATTAGTAAAACCACGCACATCAGTAAACAAAAAAGTGCAATACCGTTTTTCCCCACCTAAGACAAGTTGCTCCGGATTGTCTTGTAATCTTTTTACTTGTCTTGGGTCAAGGTAATGTTCAAACTGTTTTTTGATTTGTTGGCGTAATTTATACTGTTTTTGGTAGTTGAGATAGGCTGCAACAGAGCCAGACACAAATTCTGCTATAAAAGTCCACGAAATATCTATCAAAAACCCTCTTGAGATGCTATATGCTCCAAAAATGCCCGTGGTTGCGAGCAAAATACTGGTCAAAGCAAAACCCTTAACAACACTGAGATAATTGATTAGAAACCAAACTAGAGGCACAAAAATTGCAAAAAGTAAAATTTCCAACGCAAAAGCAAATTCAGGTATGTGTGGACTGTTTGGTACTAATATTGACTCTGCTAGGGCAGCTTGAATTTTGTGTGGCTCAAGTAATCCAACTGGCGTTGCAACTTGTGGCATGATACCTGCCGCAGTGATACCAACAAAAACAAATTTATTGCTAACATCCATTGCTTGTAGAGTGGTCTGTGGAGTGTCCACCCAAGAAATCCACTTACGACCTAAGCTGTCAGTTTTGGCTGGTGCCAAACCTTGCACAGTTATTTCTTCAATGCCGTTAGGATTGGTTTTGATAATGTAAGTATTATTACCAGCAAGCTGTTTTAATACTTCAGTGCCAAATGCTGATACAAACCCATCAGGTGTGCGTAATAATAAAGGGATGCGTCTTACCAGTTGGTCCACATCTACAGGAGCAGTCGCAATACCTTGAGCTGCAGACAAAGATAATGTCTCAATGTTTTCAACTACTCCTGTAGTCATCATACCACCAATATCTGGACCAAGGATAACGGTGCCTGTAGTTGGTGGATAATTATTATTTGGGTTTTCAAACATGGCAAGCACTGAACCACCATAACCAAGAGCATTAGCAAATGCAGCATCCCCACCCAACCTATCAGGTTGTGGAAAAGCAATGACCCAACCAACACCCATAGCACCAGCTTGTAGTAACTCTATATGTATTTGAGCAAGATAGTCTCTTGGAAAGGGCCAACCACCTAATCTATCTACATCTTCTTCTGTGATATTAAGTATGGTAAAAAAACCTGAAGGGTCTGGCGTTTTTACAAAAGTGTCATACACCTTGAGTTTTAATATTTCTGTTGGAGTGCTTTGAAAAACTAGAGGTAAACTTAATAAGACAAATAACGGAATAAATATTCTCAGTTGCATTAGTTGCTCTGTGTTATTTTGATGACACTATTACCACCACCATTGACTGTTACCACTCTGGAAACCCCATCTTGGATAAAGATAACAGTATAACTACTGCCTACATCTAAGTCTATGCGAGCATTAGCAGACACATTTCGCATCAGAGTAAGAGTTTGTCCGGTGACAAAAGATGTAATCTGTGTGTCTAGGTCTTGTCCAAGTTTGGTGCCAACAATATTGATTGCATTCAAATCTTGTCCCAACGCATCCTCTTCTTCAGCCACTGCCAAAGCATCTATAACATCTAACAAATCCTCTAGGAAGTTGACATCTAAATAATTAATGTCTAACTCAGTAAACTGTAAATCATCTTCAGCTAAGTAATCTATGTCAAGATCATTAAATTCTAAGAAATCAACATCTAACAGGTTGCTTCTGCTAACCTTAACTACTTGTTCATCTGCAGCTAACTGTTCCTCCGGAGGCGTGACAATAAGCATGTTATCAATGACATCTAAGGTTAAATCCAATATAACAGGTTTGCTTGGTGCAGACTCAAACACATCTACTGTAGTTGCCTCAAAAGGTTTGTTAAGTAAAACACTGCCTGTTGCTGTCACTACCTCGATCTCACCACTTGATAGACCGAGTGCATCAGGAAGCAAGATGATAAGAGAAGAACCTAACTCATTTACAGTCACACTAAAATCGGTGCCTCTTATAGCAATGTTTGCTGTAGGTGTTTTGAGAGCTATGTTTTGTTTATCAATTCTATTCAGGTTGCCAGTAATAAACCTTGTAGTACCCAAAGCAAAGGTAAGTGCCATCTTAGATTTAGATGGGTCAGGGTCAAAAACATACTCGTTGATAACTAACTCTGAATGTTCAGTCAGTTTGACAACCGAATCATCAAGAAAGGTGATTGCCATTCTGCCATTATTGGTGATGGCAGCATCATTACTTTGGATAGCAAACTCTAAGGTTGCTGGATAAGTTTGATCTCTTTGAATTTGTGCCGAACCGTTGAGTTCAGATATGCCGCCAATATCAGCAGCTGGTTGAGGTACCGCCGTCGTTTTGAATGACACAGACAGTACCGCCATTGCCATTAGAGAGAATCTTAAGATAGTCATTATCTAATGTTGAAAGTTGCTGAATATTAAAAGTTCTGCTACCACCATCTTGTTCTAAGTAAAAATACCCACCAGCATAACCTTGACCGGTAAAGTTGACTGTGTTGGAATCACCGTCAATATCGGTGTAATTAGTTGCTCCATCATAATTTATATTATAAGCCAAAGTGTTACCAGTACCTTGTACAGTCCAATCTAAATCTAATTGTGATGCTAGAGCACTAGTGCCATGATTGAGAGTAAAGGTGTTAGTCGAACCAGTTACATTGACATTGTAGTCAGAGCTATCAACACCATAAGTGTTGTCGGGGTCTGCTTGTATGGTGAAACTGTTGCTATCTCCATCGAACTCAAAAAACCCAGTGATATTGTCACCATAAATATCACCAAGGAAAGTATTGCTACTACCTATTTGGTTTATATCTAAAGTTAAAGATGAGCCATCCAAGTCTAAAGGGTTGAGACTTCCCGCTGTAGACTCTAAACCACCAATAATGTTACCAGACCCCAACTGTTCTAAGTCTATGTTTGCAGTCGCACCGGACTGATCGACATAGATTTCATTATCATCAGCATTTATAATTGTAATAAAAAACAATGAAAGTAGTATGTGTGGTAACTTGTAAAGCATAGTTTATTCTACTGCTTCCGCAGCATCTTGTAAAATCCAAAAACCCTTATCATAACCTTTTTGCACTATTTCAACCACTGCGGTTTCTACAGCTCTTTGTAGTGCCAGTGTTACCCCTTCGTTTTCGGTGTTGCCACCTTCTAATTCTACAAGTTCAGTGCCAGCTTCAATAAACTTAAAAACATCTTGGGATTGACCATAACTATAGATGCTTTTAGTCACCAAAACTTCTATCAAAACTTCACCTGTCACTACAGATACCATGCGTAAAGATATGACTATGTTATCTATGCGATACTGTTTACTTGCCCCTATGCCTAAATATCGAGCACCTAAACCACCAGTTTTTATATTGGTATCATAACCAATAACTGCCCCTTCAAAAATAACCCCAGCAAACAATAAGGGCATCAAGGGTTGAGCATTATCTTTTTCTCGAGCCGATCTAATTAGTTGGCGTTCTTTAGTGAGGTTATCTAAACCTTGGCGTTCTGCGACCCGAAAGAATTTACCATCTGCTGCTTGTTTTAGGGCCCGAATCAATAAATGGCCAGGTGCTTGAGTTATTGCAGAAGAAAATAAAGCAAACTCACTGTTACTTTTTCTTTGTCCTGTTTGATCTGTAAAAGAGTTTGGGTAGACAGCAACTACTATCGGATTTTTTGGTATAGGTAAACTTAGTAAGTCTTGGTTTGCTGTCTCTTGTATAGTCGGTAAACCTTTTTCTAAGACTGCATATTCAACACATTCCCAACGGGGGACAGGTTCAACTACTAATTCCTCTCGTAAACATTCACCTTGGGTATTTAGTTCATCGATTACTGGATTCAGACTACAACTAAAAGCTGAAATCACCAATAGGCAATTCAATAAAAGTTTCGTTACCAAATTCATCTACAATCCTCAGTGTAATCATGCCATCTTTGATGGAATACTCAATAGTGTTACCTTCTAGTTCTAATGTACCACTGGTGCTTGGGGTTTCACCAAATAGGTTATCTACCAGCTGCCGTGACAGTTGGGCATAGATTCTGCTTTCGAGATTACGAATGAACCTAGCAAGCGTAGTGTTTTCTGCATCTCTAGCTAGTTCATCTTGATAGGCCTTGATCTCTGCTCGTATTGCTTCTTTTCGATTGAACTCTTGGTTCTCAATAGTAAGATAATGACTGCTCGTGTTTTGCCCACTGAAAGATGGGTTTTTAAATTTATGGGTCAAGGTATCAGCAGTAAGATTAGTTACAGTGATACCGACTAATAGCACTATAAACCAAACCAATATTACTTTGTAGTGTAAAGGCACTTTAGTCTTTCCTTTGGTCATCTCTTTTGGCTTTGGCAATCTTTTTACTATCAATCAACTGTGGTACCCCAAGGATAGTTTTGATAAGAGTATCTTGGCGAATTATTTCATTATCTAAACTACGCACTCTATCAATAAGTGCTACCAAAATATTATGTTGACTATCTAATTTTACTCCTAGTCTTTGCTCCATAGCAGTGATTTCAGAGTTGAGTTTGTCATCAACGGTATCAAGTTTGGTTTCCATACCATCGATAATACGATTGATAAGTTTCCAAACAAACACCCCTAAACCCAAAGCTGCGGCAATCGGAAACCCAAGCTCTGTTATCAGTGCGATTGCTGAGTCCATCAGTCTATTGGTATGTAAGCACCTTGTTCAACAAGGATTTTTTTATTCTGTAAATGTTCAGCTTCGACATCCGCTTTACTTTGACCATGGTAAGCAACTGCCAAGTGTTTTGTTATCATGTCTTGGTTCAGATCAAGTCCATCGACTATTAAAGAACCAAGGACCCGACCATACTTACCCTTTTTTTCTAAGGCAGTTTTGACAACGACTTGCTTGCCGGTGGCCAGTGCCTTGACAATATAATCTTTGGCTAACAACCCTCTAAGTTTTTCATCTTTGTTGCGAGTGCGTGACTCTGGGGTATCGATACCATAGAGTCTGATACGAGAAAAATAGGAAATGTCGAAACCTAAATCAATATTGGCATCAACGGTATCACCATCGACAACCCGAGTAACCGTGCAAGCATATTCATACATAGTTACTTTTTCTTAGTTTTTTTTGCAGTCTTTTTTTTGCGTACAGTTTTATAAGCTTCGTTGACTTTGGGTGTGCTTTTGTCATCAGCAACATACCGCCCTTTGGCAGTACGGTTACGCACCTTAACTTCTTCGGTGCCAGTAATAAAATTTACCAATTTTTTCCATATACTCATTTGCTATGCCTCTTGATTACTGGGAAGTCTGCGGTTAGTGAGGCACCCTTGTGTTTGACAAACTTACCAGTATGTTTCATTAGTTTATAACCTTTTCCAACTTTCATAAAGTGGAAACCTTTGGGTGCTTTGACTTTCATTATTTTTTCTTGCGGCGTTTACGCAGAGCTTTGAAATCGGCTCCGGTGATTTTGTTACGAGGTTTGGCAACTCGTGCTAATTTTTTTTGTTTCTTTGAGTATTTTCTAAATGGCATTATTTTTTACCTCTTTTGTAAACAGGTTTTTTACCCTTTTTACTGCCTTTCTTTTTTTTCTTCATTTTGTGATACATCTTTTTCTCCTAAGTTGTTACTAAATATTCTATCCCAATTAGTAGCAAAAGTCTTGGCTGTGACTTGTTGGGGGCGTTGATTGCTACCTTTGGACATGGGTTATTTCTTTTTCTTTTTCTTGACAAAAGTAGGGACATTGGTGGGTTTGCCACCAACACCTTGTTTTTTTGCTCGTTTGCGAGTTACCGCAGAGCGTATTTGTGCTGCGGTCATGCGTGCAGCTTTTGCTTTGGGCACACATTTTGGGTATTTGCGTTTACGATCTGCTTTGAGTTTGGAACGCCCACACTTTTTGAAACCACCACCTTTTTTGCGAGCTCCAATATCAACCCATTCCTCTTCAAACCATTTTTTTAGACCTTTAGCCATTAACGATACTTGCCTCCACGCTTTTTATACTCACGCACCAACCAAGCTGAAGCATAAGCAGAGGGAAAAACCTTGAACTTGCGTTTTGCTGCACTCTTGACTCGGGCATACAAGTCTTTGTTGACAACATTTTTGGGGATAGTGCTTTTTTTACCTTTAGCCATAACAATTACCAGTTTTTGCAAGACCAATATCTTGCGGTGAGTTTACTTGGAGGTTTGGTGTCGCAGCGGTGCCGGGCCCGAAAGGACTTTCTTCTTGCCGGACTGCTCTTTTTAATCTTCATGTTGGGGTCCCCATAACGAATGAGTTTGACAATATCACCTTGTTTGGCAAGGACCGCAAACTTTTTCTTTTTGCCAGGGGTGCGTTTGGGTTTATTGTAACCACTGAAGCGTTCACCACGATAAGTAATAGCCATTAGTGCACCCAAGCCGTGCTACACGAGATGATTTCGGCGTCGGTGGAGATATGACCACCAGCAACGACATACATCAA